CACGATGGGATACATGCGGACGATCGGATACGTGCCGGCGTCGTTGACGTGATCCACGCCGCTCGACTTGTCCGGTTCTCCGCGCTCGTCGTATGCCTGCTGTTCTAGACCTTCGGTGAACTTCGGGCAGCGCCGCGTGTTCACCTTCATGCGGCGTTCGCCCTGGCCGTTCAGCAGCATGGCGTTTGTCGACAGCACGCGATCCTTGACAGCCGGGTTCGTTGATCCAACGTTGATCGTGAACTTCGCCTGCTTGAGAATCGAAATGTCGGACTCGGACGCCTTCTTGCTGCTCGTGTTCTGGCCGCTGGCGTCGGGATAGATCGTGATCGCATGCCCGTTATCGCGCCAGCGCTCACCAATCAACCGTGCCATGTCTGGCGTATCGCGCACGTCGACCAGTTCGTCGACCGCCAGCGGCGCGCCGTCACGGATGACGTACACCACCGCGGCCATGCGTAGGACGTTGAAGTCCATTCCGATATGCAGCGGCTCGCCATCCTTCATCTCGGCGTTCGTGTGATTCAGCTTGCGGTCGAAGTTCGGATAAACGCTGCCGCTCGTCAGGTTGCAGAACATGCCGCGTAGATACGCGTCGATCAGCTGCGGCGGGTACGTCAGGAACAGCGAGTCGATGTAATCGTCGGGCAGGTTCGCTTCGTTGTCGTACGTGCTCGCCTGGATCAGCCCATACAGCCGGCCGAGATCCGGCTTGGCGCCGAGCTGCTTGACGAACTGCTCGTGCACGAACTTGAAACCTTCCGGCGTGGTCGTGACGTCGACGCCGTTTTTCAGGCCATCGACGTTGTAACGCATCCGCGCGATGATCTTTCGCCATGCATTGCGGGCCTTGTCGGCCTTCATGATGTCAATTTCGTCGCAGAGCGCCTTGCCGATCTTGAAGCCGACGATCGTCTCGGGCCGCTCCATCGAGCGGCAGATTACCGTGCCGCGCGACTTGCGCCCCTCGAAAACGTGCACTTCCTTGTTCGACTCGTTGACCGTGACTCGCAAGCCCCAATCAAACGCCACTTCCTCGACGGTCGGATAGAAGATGTCCCGAATCTGCGGATAGGTCGGCGCGAAATAGCCGGCATTGATGCGCGGATACTCCCAGAAGTGTTGCATGAGCCCGCCACAGCCGACCCACGTCTTGCCTGACCCGAATCCCGCCACATAGGCGCGGAACTTGTGTTCCATCGCCAGAAACTGCGATTGCGGCACGTTCAGACTAGGCATCGCGCTTCCTCGCGTCTCGCACCTCGATCACAAAGCGTTTCGATTCTGGCGGCGTATCGTCCGGATCGTCCAGACCCTTGCGCAGCCGGTCGTTCTCGATGCGCAGCTTCTCAGCGGCGAGCGCCTTCGTCTCGTCGTCGCGCTTGTCGTTGTACAGCCCGTAGATGCGAGTCACGGCGTCGAGCGCCTTAAGTCGGTCATCGGTCAGCACCTTGAGACCGTCTTTGCCCTGATGCACGCCGGCATAAAGCCTGCGCGCCGCACCCTTCAATCGGCGCGTGTCATGCACATGGATCTTGCCGTGCCCCTCTCCGCCGCACTCAGGGCAGATCGGGTTTGGCTCGCGGTTGCGGTCGAAGCCGAAACCGCCAATCATGGACGGCTCAGGCTTGCCCTCATTCTCAGCATCGCGCTGCGCTTTCTCGAACTCGCCGTGCGTCCATTGGTACTCGTGATCCTCGCCCCAGCAGTGGCGGCAGTTCGCTCGCCGGTATTCGACGATCTCATTGACATCGACGTTCGCCAGTTCCCACCAGCGTTGCGCGATCATTTCGGGCGTGATTGCCGTCTTGCTCGCTAATTCCTTTCGGCGCACGGCCAAATGGGTCACGACGTCAGGTTTCGTCAGGTTCTCTGCGGCGATCGAACGCGCGGTGCGCTCGCTGTATCCCGCTCGAATCGCCGCTTGTGTGGCGTTCAAGTCGATCAGATACTCGTCCACGAAGCGGCGCTGCTTGTCTGTCAGCGCCATACTGGTCCTGTTGAGTGAATTATTTCTTGCGGCTCGCGGGCAGTTAGATGATTCCGCTCGCCCTTGCGTGTGAACCGTCGTGATCGTTCACGAATGCGCGCAGTTCAGGGAGAAGTTTCAAATCGATGTCTCCGCTGCGCTCGCTGTGCGTCAGCTCGAACTCGGCGCGCATCAGCAATTGAATCGGGATCTTGACCCACCCTTGCGGGCCATCAGCAACGCCATGCGTTACGTCTCGCACCCGCCTGTCTTCGCTCATTTCCATTCCTCGGTTGATGTGTTTGGGTTGGCCACGCCTAGCGCTGCAGAAACTGGCCGAAGCCAGGGAGGAACAGCTTCCGATCTATCGTGGCCTGCCGGGGTTACTCGTGAAGCGTCGCGCCACTCACCGGCCAGGCGCGTGACTGCAAGCAGTCGGGTAATGGGTGCGCGCTCCCCGGCCGGGTGATTTGCTACGGGTCATATGAAGATTTGGCCGCGAGCGCGCGTGATGGGTCGTGCACACTGCCCGTATGTGTTGCCGGGTTCCAGCCCTGACAGTGCGCGCGGTATATCAGTGCATCGTTCGGCTGCGGCCCATGATCTCGATGCCAGCGCCGATGATTTCCTGTTCGTGCTGACCGTTGAGCATCTCGACGCGGCCGTCGATCGCCGCGCGCCACTCGGCGGGGCTGTCGAGCCCTTGGCGTTCGATGACGGACATCGCGCAAGCCAGCGCGTCGCATAGCGCCTGAATGTCCGCGTGGGGGTCGCGTGCGCCGGCGCTCATTTGCTCGGCTCCATCGTCACGTTCATCAGCACGCCCAGGAGAATGCCCACGCCGACGAAGAACAGTGCGAAGCCAGTGCATGCGATCAGTTCAAGCGTCATTGCATGTCCTCGATCGAAGTCACCGCGGAAAGTGTGTTGTACGCCTCGGCGCACTCAACCTGCTGCGGGTTGTCAGGGTTCACAGCCACCATACGGCCACGCATGCCGACGATCTCAAGTTCGATCCCGCCGTGCTCGGCCATCACGCGGCGCGCGACTGCGATTGCTTGCAGGAGGGTCATGCGTCGAGTTCCGCGTAGTCTTCTAGCTTGCTGATAACGCAGTCCATCGCCTCGCACGCGTCGATCATTCCGTCAGTGACGAATGCCATCACAGCGAACACGCCAAGCAGCGGCCAGCAAACCATGTAAGCGGCAAACTTCATGCGGCCTCCGTCTAGCCATTCGAGATGCTTTCACGGTATCCGTGCAATGTGCGCCAGCGAACACAAAACGCGCAACACTATCCACGAATACAACCTGTAACAAAAACTTCTCGCACTCAAAGATACCGTTATGGCATCATTCGGTCATGTGCTGATCTACGGCAATCGAGTTTGTCGTCAGGATCGCAGCAACGACGCCCGTTCATCGGGCGCGCGCACCAGAAGCACCTAGGGCCTTCTTCAACGTATCTCAGGATCATTAGGAGTGCGCCATGAAAACAGCTTTCGACACTGCGGTCGAATCAGACCTTGCGCGTGTTGCCGCTCGCTATTGCGACGAGAGCTATGGCGAGCCTGAGCTGGACGACGACGCCGACGATAGCGACGCCGACAGCGACTGAATCACCACGAAGTCACAACCATAAGGAACGGAAGCCATGAACTCGACTAACCTGCATCTCCGCTTATTACGTCAGCCGGTCGGTAGTCCACCAACCGACCGGCGAGAACAGCAGATCGCTAACGCGTAGGCGGTCGCCATGACGGCGCGCCTGCAGAGGAATCCTGTGCTGCGGTTATAGATCGCAGAGAGCCAGCCTTGCGCTGGCTTTTTGCTTGATTGAGAGCGGCCGGTGCTAACCCGGCTTGCAGTCACGTTGACTTCGCCTGCACGCTACTTTTACTTCGGCTTCGGTGTTACAGGCGCAGCAGCCTGCGCATTCGCTCTCATGGCTAGCCCCTCGCTGCCCTTTGCGTAAGGACGGGATGGGACTTCTCACCGGTTACGCGGCGAAGAGCCAGCAATGAGAGCGCCGGTCTTTCCCGGCTGCCAAGCCCGCCGATCCATCGGCTACACAGCCGGATACCTGACCCGGCACATGTGCGGGATTCGAACCCGCCTTCCCTTACCGAACCTCGGCTAACGAGCCGGAGTCGAACCGGCATTACCAGTAGCGCGCTATGCGCAGCCATCAAATGCAAAGCCCCCGCCGACTTTCATCGAGCGAGGGCCAACTTGTAAAAAGCCGCTCAATCCATCAGGAGAGCGGAAAGTAGATCTGGGGATCTACGAACGGAACCAACATGAACACACCGCCTCGCTAGACGCAAAAACGACATGCTAGATAAATCGTATCAAAACCTTCACAGTATCGCAAGCACTATTTGCATACCGCCACGGTGTGCGTTGCGTCGGCGCAAATAAGCTCGCGCAAGTGGGCCAGAACCTCCCGGCGAATATGCGCAGGGATGGCGGCGGCAGCGGCGGCGATCTGGTATTCGCTATCGTCGCTGCGTAAGCCTTCCGCCAGTACACCAGCGGCAGCGTTGTTTTTTTCTGTACTGCCAGCAGTGCTAGAACTCGTCATCTGATGCCTCTCTGGATTGCGCAACCGGTATCTTTTCCCGCAAAGACTTAAGCGGTGATGTAATAATATCCGCACCAGTCCCGCTCTCGCAACAAGTTTCGATACAATATTTTACATTTTCAGCGGTTGCAACAATCCGCAAATGTTTGCGCGCGTCTAATTCGCTTTCTTGCGGAATCTGTCGGTAGAAAGTACGTCCTCTATGGGTTTACCCAGGACAAGAGCCTGAAGCACCCGGAGAACGGCCGCGCGCGACGCCTCGGGCGCCTGCCGGTACATCGCCATCACCGAATCACGGAACGCCAGGTCGTCATCGCTCATCTCGGCTTCGTTGTTGCTGTGGTCCGTGTCCATCCAGCCTTCCGGCAGCTTCAGCCGGGACTCAATCTCGCGCGCCGTCCGCAGTCCGATCGTCTTCGATCCTGTGTTCAGGTTCGACAGGTAGACCGGGTTCATTTCCAGGTGCGCAGCGAAGCGCCTCAGCATTCCCCGATCGGGCGCGGTCGGGTCATCCCTTCTCACCCCTTCCTTGAACTGCTCGAAAAGCAGGTGGAAGTTTCGTGCGCGCAATGCGTCGATCGTTTCGATAGCCATGTGATTCCCAATCCTTAGTCGTATAGGGCGCGTCAAGGCACGCCACTTGGTGGGATGCCTGTCCCGATTAAATCGCGGCATCCGTTCGTGAAATCTTGAAGGTTTCCGGCTGCAAATGCAACCGTAAAGGCATCATTTTTCAATAAGTTCATAGGGTTATCTCCCGACAAAATTTCATCCTAAACGCTAACCGTCACGGTATCCGATGCTATACTGTATTGCAATTATAACCCGGCAAAGGAGCCATGAATTGAACGCACAAGAATTTCACGATGCATACGGGGCGAAGGTGGTCAACCAGCTGCTCGACCACATCGGCATTGGCCCGATCTACTGGAGCAACATCCGCAACGGTCACAAGGTGGTCGGCAAGAAACGCGCGCTCGAATTCGCACGAGTCAGCGCGCAGTTAGTTGGACCGAACAAGCCGCACCTGACCGTCATCGACATGATCGGCCTGCGCCACGAAATGCCGAAGCTCGTCGGCAAAGCGCGCGGCCCGGCCGTCATCGAAGCAATCCCCGATCTGCCGGCCGTCGCGGCCGAGCCAACCGAACAGGACGACCAATGAGAGAAGCCCGCGTACCCGCGCGGGCTATAGCCGATCTTTAAATGGCTATGGCCAGAAATATCGCGCACCTCAAGAACAAGGCCGCAAAGCAGGCGCAGGTTCACAAGCTTTGCGAATCACTGAAGCAACTGATTGCGGGGGCCAGGAAATGAATCACGGATTTGGGTTTGTACTTCAAAGCGACGCGATGCCCGGCATCTACAAGGTCAGCTTTACTTTGCGCAGCCCTTCGTTACGCTGCCACCCTGAGAGTTACCGCGGCATGTCTTCGCGCGGGCCTGACTGATGGTCGCGAACCCGCAACTCGAAAACGGCTACACCAGGCTCGCCAATGAGCTTCTGGACGCTCTGTTGCGGGCGGGACTTTCTTCGCGCCAATGGGCCATTGTGATGGCCGTAGTCCGCAAGACGTATGGATTTAACAAAAAATCCGACGAGATTGGACTGTCCCAACTTAGCGCGATGACTGGCATCGCCAAGCCGCATTGCAGCCGCACCGTCACCGAACTGGTCGAGATGAAAATCCTTGTGCGAACGGACGGACACCACGCCAAAGAACTCGGCCTGAACAAGAACCACAAGCAATGGGGGGTTACCGAATCAGTAACCCGGTTACCGAAAGAGCAACCGGTTACCGAAGTGGTAACGGGGGGTTACCAAAACGGTCACGAAGGGGTTACCGAATTGGTCATTTCGGGGTTACCGAATCAGCAACCACAAAAGAAAGGTTTTAAAGACAATCAAAAGACAACTCCAAAAGACATGTGCAGCACTGCCGTGCAGCACGAACGTTTCGACCGCTTCTACGCTGCATACCCGAAAAAGCGGAACAGGAAAGCGGCTCTGAAAGCGTTTGAAAAACTGAACCCGGACGACGCTCTCGTGCAGACCATGATCGACGCCGTGAACCTGGCGATGACGACCCGCAGCGACTGGAAGCGAGACGACGGTCAGTTCATCCCTCTGCCGGCTTCGTGGATCAATGCTGAGGGCTGGCTGGATTCTGCTGGCAAGACGGAATACGACGCGAAGGAGTTGGAAGTGATCGAGCTTTACAACGACCTGATGGGGCCTGAGTGGCCGCGGGCTGTTGCCGAGCCGTACAGCGCACCGCGCGCTACTGCAATCCGCGAATTTCTTGGGTTCCGCGACATACCGGACATGGCCCGCAAGTATTTCGAGTACTGCGCTGGCAACATGGAACCATTCGACGCTTGCGGATTTGACTGGCTCATCCGGCAGGAAACCTACTTACGCGCCAGAGAAGGCGCACACCGACAGAGGAAAGCAGCATGAGCGCCAACGAACTGCAACGCTCCATCCCGCAAAGCATTGAATCTGAGCAATCGGTCATCGGCGCCCTGCTGATCGACAACGATGCGATCGACCGCCTTGGCGATCTGCGCGCTGAACACTTCTTTCGCGCCGACCATCGGCTGATCTTCACCGAGATTGTCGACCTGATCTCTGCGAGCGTTGGCGCGGACATGATGACCGTGTTCGAACGCCTGCAAGCCAAAGGGCGCGCCGCGGACGCCGGCGGCCTCGCGTACCTGAACGCGTTATCGCAGAACACGCCTAGTTCGGCGAACATTACGCGGTATGCGGAGATCGTGCGCGACCGTGCGCAGAAGCGCGGCCTGCTAGCTCTGTCGCACGAGATTCAGGATTCAGTCGGCGCAACGCCTGACAGCGCGGCCGTACTGATCGACCAGGCATCGGCCAAGCTGGAAAAGCTTGGCGAGGCGATCGTCAAGTCGGAGCCAGTGCACGCCGGCCAGTCGCTTGCCGACTATCTGGATTACATGGATCAGCAGATAGACGGCCTGATAAAGCCCGTACCTACCGGCCTTACGGACCTTGATCGCAAACTCGGCGGCGGCTTCTATGGCGGTGATCTGGTGATCGTCGCCGCGCGCCCATCAATGGGCAAGACCGCGTTCTCGTTGACCGTTGCACAGAACGTATCGCGCGATATGCCGGTCCTGTTTCTGTCGATGGAAATGAAGAACGTTCAGCTACAGCAACGCCTTGTGTCGTCGGTTAGCGGCGTGACGATGGCGCAGTTGCGCGACCCTGCCAGCCTGGATCAATCGCACTGGCACGAGATCACCGAAGCGGCGAAAACGATCAAGGACCTGCACCTGTACCTTGATGACCAACCGAACCTGACGCTGCTCGAAGTGCGCAGCAAGGCGCGCGCTGTCAAGCGCAAGCATGGGCTGTCGTTGCTCGTTGTCGACTATCTGGGCCTGATGGCTACGGGCAGCGAAGAACGCCGCGACCTGCAAATCGGCGCGTTGACGAAGGGGCTGAAGAACCTCGCGAAGGAACTCGACGTGCCCGTAGTCTTGCTGTCGCAGCTCTCGCGCAAGTGCGAGGAACGGCCGAACAAGCGCCCTCTCTCGTCTGACCTGAAGGATTCCGGCGACATCGAAGCCGACGCCGACACGATCCTGTTCCTGTACCGCGACGAGGTGTACAACCCCGACTCGCCAGACAAGGGCATTTGCGAGGTCATCTGCACTAAGCAACGACAGGGCGAAACCGGCATCACCGGCTTGGTTTTCCACGGAGAGCGAACGCTGTTCGAGGATCTGGCGCACGGTCATGCATTCGGTCAGCGCTCCGAACCTGACCGCCCGAGAGCCCGCAGCCGTGGAATGGACTGAACAATTTTTTGCGAACTTCACCGATACCGTGGTAGTATCCGTTTATAATGACGGTATCGGTTTTCCGGGCGGAAATCGACTAGAAATCTTTCATGTGAAGAAATAAAAAAAGGAACTGAGAATGAACACTAACGAGGCATCTTTAGGACAAAGTACTGTACAAAAATACAGTACGACTGAAAAAACTGACCTTGAGCACGCGGTATTCGCATTGGAATGCACGGCTCGATGGCTCGATAACGGGTCCGATCCGGCGCAAGCAGCGGAGCAAATCCGGCTTGCTATTGCTCAAATAAAGGGATGCATCGCGGATTGCGATGTGAATCACGATCCGGCCGACGCCCGCCAGCCTGCCGCTATAGACAAGCAAGAGGCCGCAGTAACGCGTGAAGAGGTCGAGCAGGACGAGCGCGGGGCGTTGAATTTTGTCGAGCTTAACGACCTCATGGACACAATGCAGCATGCGCCGCACGGAGTTGGTGCTCGCAGGAAAGACGCCGTAGTGTTCGCAGATACCGCGCAACGGGCAGCGCTTGCCCGCGCCGCATCAACTTCCGCCAATGTGGCGCAGGGTTTTCTGACTGACGAACAGAAATCTGCCGTCACACAAGCGGCTGACGTGATGGGCGCTAATGGATTCCATTGGGTAGAGGAAACATTGCGGCAAATCGTATCCGCCAATGTGGCGCAGGGTGCGGAGGCGGTGGAAACGTGCAAATGCCAACGCCTGGGGGATTGGAAAGGCTTTCATCATCCGCTATGCGACACCGCCCCGCCAGCACAGACAGCGCTCACCGACGCCGAGATTGCTGCGTGCGCGATTCAAGCGTGTGAATGCAGGACTGCGGCAGACGGCTGGATTTTCGACAACACGGACCAGCTTCGCGAGTTTTTGGCCGCCGCTCAATCCGCAAGCGGAGACGCCAAGTGACAAAAACTGTCCTGTCCGTAGTCGGCGCCATCGTTCTCGTGCTCGCGCTGCTCGGCACATTCGGCATCGGCCACTTCCGCCTTTACTACGGTGCCCATCCTCTTTCCTGCACGTCGGAGACCGCATGACCATTACCCGAGCATCGATGCTTGCCGGCTTAGTCCGCACTCTGATGGCTGACGGCAAGCCGCGCACCGCGCAGGAAATCGCCGCGGCAGTCGACCGCGACGTTAGCAACGTGAACGACTTCCTGCGTCTGGCGCGCGCACCCGGCCAGCATCAGGAGTTGCACGCGATGGACCGTGGCGGCAATCACGGCGCAGTGCGCTATGTGATCGGCAAAGGCGATAACACCTATCTGCGGGCCTGCCCGGTGAGCGATAGCCAGATTCACGAAGAAGAAATGACGGACGAGCAATTGGACGCCCTGCACCGCCCGCGCGCTAAGTGGTGGCCGAAAGCCGATCCGACGCTGCTCAACGCTGTCAATGCAATCGTGCGAATGGGGGTTCGGCAATGAACGTAAAACCTGGGGATCTCGCTTATATAGTCGCCGGCATGGAAAGCCCTAGTCCAAATGCCGGAAAGGTCGTCGAAGTCAAATCGTTCTTTGGATTCGATAGCGAATTCGGGCCTTCTTGGAATGTTAAAGCAACGTCGCCTCTGGTCATGACGGATGACTCGCTTCTCGTCGAATTGGATGTTCCAGACGCATGGCTTCGCCCCATAAGCGGCGTTCCTGTAAACGACGAAGTGACCGACGACATCAAGGAGCCAGCATGATAACCGGCGAAACCAGCTTACAAGCCTACCTGTCCGTGCGCGACGATGGGACGGTCGCCAACCAGCAATCCAAGATCCTCGCACTGCTGCGCACGATACCGGCGACGGCCTTGTCGCGGCTCGACATTGCGAACTTGACCGGCATCCGGCTATCTAGCGTTTGCGCGAGAGTAGCCGAGCTGCGCGCCGAGGGCCATGTCATCGAGCCATCAACGCGAAAATGCCCGCATACGGGCCAGACTGTCAAGGTAATCCAAGCCGCTCCCGATCTGCTGACCGCCCCGCTCCACTGACAAGGACCGATATGCAAGTATGCACCGCACACGAAAGCTCACTTGGTCGCCTCACCCTTCGCACTCCTAAGCCGGAAGACGACAGTCGCGCGCCGATGTTCCGCTCGATGGAGGCGGCATTGTCCTTTGCCTACACCTGGCGCGCGCGGCCCGGCGTGAAGATCGGGCAGATTGGCGAATACACCGGACCGGACGGCGCCGCCCTGCTCCTGTCTGTGCATGAGAAGAAAGCGCAGGCGCAATACGTGCACGATGTCATCGAATCGCACCTCTCGCTCGATCAGCGCGCCCTGCTGGATGCCACCTATGGCGGTGAGCGCGGAGAGCGTCACGCGGGCGTTGAGCGGCTTGTATGCCTGCTCGAAGGAGCGCACCGAAATCGGTCCGTGGTCCGCGCCCTGATCGCGCGCGAGTTCGTTTTCGGCCAGTCGTATTGCCCTTGTCTGAACCGTATTGCGCGCGAGTTCGGCATTCATCCGCAGACGGTCACGCGCATGGCGGCCAAGGTCACGCCTGCAATCGCCGACTTACGCACCTCAGCACACGAGAAGTTACGGCCGGCGTTCGAGAGACGCGCGTGGATTCCGCGTGAGGCAGAAACGCAACAGTGAAAAATCGCTTGCGTGACGGATACTGTTACGGTATCGTTCAACTCATCGACACACCGCAGCAGTATTCGTCGCCAATCACAACAAGGACGGAAATCATGAGCCACGTACCGCAGTTAGTTTCCCGCACGCAAGCATACGGCAATTGGCTGTTCGACCGCGATCTCGAAGCGGCCGACAACGCAGCCCTTGCCGCACACGACCGCCGCGAACAGATCGAGCGCGGAGTCACGTTCGACGACCTGATGGAACTGCTGGTCGAGCTGAACGGCGTGCAGCGCGAGGAATTCATGCAGGCACTGGCGCGCGGTGAGAAAGACGACCTGCACACGATTCACACGCTGCTTACCGATGCGAAGGAAACGCTCGTTAAGCGCCGTCTGGCTGGAGGTGAATGATGAGTAAGTGGTTCAAAGTCGATATAGCGATATGGAAATCGGTGTTGGTCGAAATTGACGATCACGAAGGCGCAGACGAAGCCAGCAAGGCGGCTTTTGAAACGTTCTTGAGCGGGAATGATGGCGAGGTTTCGCGCGTTGAGGAAGCAACGTCCGAAAATATTAACTCGTTTCGCCGCCATTGCGACGAAGTTCTAGCCTTCTAAGGAGTAGATCATGAGCACTGAACTGACCGTATTGGACCGCGCAAAGCAAGCGCTTCGCAGTACCGACCATGAACCGGCGCTTGTCGAGATGGTGCAGCAGACCGCCGACATCACCGAGATCAAGAACGCTGACGGCCGCACGCAGGTGCACGGCGCGTACATGACGCTGAAGACGCGGCGCACGGACATTCGCAAGGCCGGGAAAGCGGCGCGCGACGACGCAACCAAGTTTCAGAAGGCCGTCATTGCCGAAGAAGACCGGCTCGTCGCCATCATTGAGCCGTCGGAGCAGCGTTTGCAGGCTCTGCGCGACGCTTGGGACGCAGCCCGCGAGGCCGAGCGCCGGGAGAAGGCGCAGGCCGAAGCAAACCGTATCGCCGCGACCCGCGCAATGATTGACGATCTGCGCAACATCCCTGTCGGCCTGGTCGACGCAACGCCCGAACGGCTGACGAATGCAATCGCCGATGTCGAGGAATACGAGGTTACTGCGGGCGCCTTCGCAGAGTTCGTCGACGCCGCGCACCTCGCGCGCACCGACGTTCTCGCCAAACTGCGTGACATGCACGCGAACGCAGTGCGCCGTGCTGAGGAAGCCGCGCAACTGGCGGCAGAACGTGCGGAATTGGCAAAGCTGCGCGCCGAGCAGGAGGAACGTGACCGGCAAGCAGCCGCAGCGCGCGCCGAGCAGGAGCGCATTGACCGCGAGCATCGAGAGGCAGAGGAAGCAACGCGCCGCGCGGAACGCGAAGCCGAGCAACGCAAGATCGACGAGCAACGCGCCGACATCGCGCGGCAGCAGGCCGCAATCGATGCAGAGCGCCAACGCATCGCCGAAGAAGAAGCAGCCCGCCTGCTTGCCGAGGAGTCTGTCGCTGCCGCCAAGCGCCGCGAAGCCGAAGAAGCCGCCGCAGCAGAGCGCCGTGCACAAGCCGAGCGCGAGGTAGTCGAGAAACGCGCTCGCGAAGCAGTCGAGACTGCACTGCGCAACGCCGCGCCCGCTCTGCTTGATGCCTGCCGCCAGTTCGTGCATGCGACCGACACAAACGATCGCGCTGAACTGGAAAATGCGTACCAGTCCGCCTTGGGCGCTATCGCTATCGCCAGCCAGACCGAAGCGCAGGAGGTAGCAGCATGAGCGAGATCAACACCGGAGGCCGCGCGTTCCCGTGGTGCGGTGACTTGAACGAGACGCCGACCATCAACCTCGGCATGACGCTGCGCGACTATTTTGCAGCTAAAGCGATGGGCGGAATGCTAGCAGACCCGGCTGTAAAGATCGGCACCGATGAGCGCGCCGATCTGCTGGCTCGGTCAGCATACCGCATCGCCGGCGCCATGATCCGCGCTAGAGGTGACGCATGAGCGGCTTAACCATCTTCATGATCGCATGGCTCGTCGTCGCCATGATTCCAGTAGCTCTGCTTCGAGGTGCCGCGTGATCCATCAGAAGCAGATCCTTTGGTTCGACCGGCATGTGACGCTGGCGTGTGACGGCGCGTGCTCGAAGGCATGGGGAATCAACACGCGCCCCTCGATTGCGTTTGACGAGAACGAGCCAGACGACGTTGCATGGCTCGCCGATGGTGAACTAGGCGATGCGCCCGAACAGCCTGGCACATGGGAAGGCGGTCACGGCAAGCCTAGCGGCCCGCACGCAATGAACAAATGGTGTGCGCGCGAATGTGAGCGCAGCGGGATCTTTGAGCGCGGAGAGCCGATCGAGCTGACCGATTACTCAGCTCGGCACTACAACCAGCCGTGGAAACACGAAGGGAGCGAGTGATGCAAGTTAGTTCAGACAAGGTGATCGACGCCATCGCCGCGCTAAAGGCTGCTGCCGATGCTCTGCTTGCCAAGCATCCATGTGACACCGAATGCCAGTATGCGAGGGATGTCGGCATGCAAGGCCACTCGTGCAGCAACGGATGCATGTACGACTCGCCAGACGCGCCAAAGACTGACGACGCGAAGCTGGCCGCACGCTGCCTGGAGTCGGCTGCCGCCCTGCAAGCATCCGTGCAGATCGCCGGCCAGACGCATCGAACGTTTCATGTAACGGGAGTGCATTGAGATGAGCGAAGCATTCGATCTGCTGCTCAGCGACGCGCCGGAAATAACGGTGCGCGGACGCGAGCCGCTGCCTTGGTGGAAGCTCGGCAGCCTGTGCCGATATGAGTCGCAAGCGCACCGCGAAGAATCGTGGCTTCCGCTGAAAGTGACAATCTTCCTTGTGCATTATGAGATCAAGCGAGTCACGCCGAAAGGATGCTGGATCGAGGATTACCACGGCCATGAGCGCTTCGTTCTGGACAGCGCGCGCAAGAAGTGGGCGTATCCGACAGAGGAACTGGCCCGCGAGTCGTTCATCGCTCGCAAGGAATGGCAGATCCATCACCTGAATCGCCAGCTTGAGCATGCGCAGGCTGCGCTGAAGCATGTCAGCGCAATGCCGACAGAACTGAAGGAGACGGCATGAAGCGCATCACTCCGAGCATGATCGCCAAGGGTGGCAAGCGCTATTGCTGCTTCTGCAAGCGGCTTCCAGATGGATTTGGCAACCGCGTAGAGGCGACATGGATTCACCGTGGCGAACCGTACTGCGATCAGCACAAGCCCAATCCCACTCCGATGAACGAGCGACTGAGCGAAGCCGACTATCAGACGTGGATGCGACTGTAGGCGAACGCACAAAAAAATTGACGCAAGCACTTGCGTTACAGATACCGTTTTAGTATCCTTCATTTCAGCAGCACAAAACACAAACCAAAACCACGAACGGAAGATTAGACCATGAACATAGCCTGCAGCCTCAAGAACGCGTTATTATTACGCTCCGCAACGATTTTCCGCGCACGTCAGTCCGACGCTGCGGAAAAAAATTTGTACGTGACGGATACCGTAGTAGCTAGCGTTTGCAAGGTCAACGACCTGTTTCTCGCTTTCTCTGCTGGCGCGTGCGCAATGGCTCTCGCCGTGATGATCGTATTGAGTTTCTCCCGGAGCCTGCAATGCAACTGATCGCCAAATCGTTGAATGACCTTCGCCACGTTCAGACGAACGTGCGCCTGTCGCAATCCGAGATTCTTGACGCCGAATACAAAGCACTCTGCGCGCGCACTGAGCAGCGCCAGCGTGCAGCCAAAGCCGATCTCGCTCGTCGCGGTGTGCAGCCCCGCGTAGCGATCAGCAGCGGCTACGTGCCCCACTACATCGCGCGCCATTTCCTGCACGTCAAGGTGAGCTAGATGTACGCGCCAGACGACGACGGCTGGCAGTGGCAAGCCGAGCTTGAAGAGCAGCAACAAATTGAACTGAACGAACGAACTGAACGAACAGGAGAGGCAAATGGCAATCGTAACCTTCATTCTCGGAGCATCGGGCACCGGCAAGAGCACGTCAATGCGCAATCTCGATCCTTCGTCGACCCTTTTGATACAGGCTCTTAAGAAGCCATTGCCTTTCCGCTCGGCGGGATGGGGCTATCTGTCCAAGGACACGCCGCGTGGAAACGTGATCGTCTGCGATCAATCGGACAGCATCATCAAGTACATGACGCGAACGCAGCGCAAGGTGATCGTGCTCGACGACTTTCAGTATGTGATGTCGTCGGAATTCATGCGACGGAGCGACGAGAAGGGGTACGAGAAGTTCACCGAGATTGGCCGGCACGCGTGGGACATTCTGAACGCGGCGACTGCCCTGCCCGACGATGTGCGCGTCTACGTCCTGTCGCACACAGAGAAAAGCGACGACGGGACTACGAAGATGAAAAGCATCGGAAAAATGCTGGACGACAAAATTTGCCTTGAAGGCATGGTGACGATCGTCCTGCAAACCGATGTGATGGACCGTGACTATCGGTTCATCACGCAAAACAACGGCCGCAATACATGCAAGTCGCCGATGGGTCTATTCGAGGATGACACGATCCCGAATGACCTGGCGGCTGTCGACGCGGCTATCACCGAGTATTACTCCCTCACGGCTACGGCCTAACAAGCAACCACAGGAAAACGCACCATGTACGCACTGAACAACGAGTCCGCGCAAGCAGCACGCAAGGCCGAGCAACGGACGAGCTTCATCGACGAAAAAGGCAAGTATGTCGGCAAGTTCACGCGCGCCGAGGACATCACCGCGGCAAGCGGCACACGCGGCATCGCATTCACGTTCGAGACCGACGACGGCCAGAAAGCGAACTTCTCGATCTACACGATCAAGTCGAACGGCGAAAAACTCGGCGACTTCGGGACGCTGATGGCACTGATGACGTGCCTCGGTGTTAAGGACATCAAGCCGGCGCAGGTTGCATCGATGGTCTGGGACAAGGACGCGGCGGCCAACGTCAGCAAGACGCTGAGCCAATTCCCGGAACTGCTGAACAAGCGCGTCGGCATCCTGATCGCAATGGAGGAATACGAGAAGCGCGATCAGAACAAGCGGCCGACTGGCGAGACCGGCTGGAGCGTTCGCCTGAATGCCGTGTTTCAGGCCGACACCGAACTGACGGCATCCGAAATCCTTGACCGCAAGACGACGCCGACCAAGTTGCCGCAGCTAGTCGCCGCCCTGAAGGATCGGCCGCTGAAGAAGTCGACGGCATCGAGCAACGGCGGCCACATCGCCGATGAAAACTTCGGCGGATTCGACACGATGGCGGACGACATCCCCTTTTGAGGTACGCGCAATAAAACCGCGTCGCCGGCCCGCGCCGGCGTCAGCCAGGAGACCTCCCATGCAAGAGTTCACAGTCTGGTTCGACAAGAGCACCAAGCCGATACACATTGGCGTCTATGAAGTGCGCCGCAAGCCGAACGGCAAGACCATCTTTCGCCTGTTCAGCTACTGGACCGGCAAGCGCTGGTCCTACACCGCGCAGACGCCACGCGGCGCCGAGTCCTGCAAGCACCGGCCGAGCGCCGAGGCCGAGCGCGAAGGCGGCTTCGAATGGCGCGGTCTGCGACGCAAAAAAATTTGACCGCTACAGATACCGGCATGGTATCTTTATGCATGTACCGATACCGCCGCACAGATCAAACAAGAGGAACCGAAATGTCACTCAACCTGTTCGAAATCTCCCGCGAGTACCGCGATGCAGCCGACACGCTGGCTGAGTTGGATCTGGACGAAACGACCGTGCGCGATACGCTGGAATCAATTAGCGGCGATCTGACGACGAAGGCGCAGAACATCGGCTTCGTCATCAAGAACATCGAGGCCAGCGCAGAGCAGATTAAGGCGCACGCCAAGGCGATGCTCGACCGGGCGAAGGCGCTGGAGAACCGTGCAACGTCGGTCAAGCAATACCTGTTCGACGGCATGAGGCTGGCGAACGTGCCGAAGATCGACACGCCGTTTTTCAAGCTCGCGATTCGCGACAACCCGGCTGCGGTGCAGATCGACGACGAATCCCTGATCCCTGCCGAGTACAAGACCGATCCACTGCCGCCAGTTCCGGCGCCAGACAAGAAGTTGATCGCCGCCGCGCTGAAAGACGGCTTTGAAGTGCCGGGCTGCCGACTTGTTCGCGGCCAGCGTTTGGATATTCGCTAAGTCGAGAACCGCCATGCGAACCAACTTACGCCTGAAGTTCGATAGCTACAGCGAATACGGCTTCGACGGCTTCAGGTGGTTCATTCGCAGAACTGTCGCCTACTCCGACATTTGCATCCAGTGACGACAGCCGACCACTTACAGGATTGCAGGCAGCGCTTCATGGCCGCGGTGCGCGACGGTCGCAGCGGATCGTTCGAGCGCGCGAAGCAGATCGTCGAGAGCGTGCGCAGCAAGGCCGGCGAAGAAGTGGCAGAGCGGGCGAAGAAAGAAATCTGGAATTACATAAGATCGGACCGTAAAACGTGAAAAACATATACCGCCATGAGTTCGTGAGTCATTGCCCGAACAATGACAAGGCGATTGTCTACGCCTTATGCATCGAGACCAGCTCCGTAATTCAGGTCGAGCACATTGTCACCGCAGCAGCGCTGCACAAGCGCGCGTTTCATGAGGCGATTGCAGATGATCTGCACTCGCGTTTCGGCGGCCTGCAAACTATGCGCGCACATCACCACGGCGTCGATATTGAAACGGTGCGCGGCGATGAATGAGGCCATTGGTGAGCGTATCCGGCGCATTCGAAAAGAGCGCGGCATGACGTTGGCAACGGTTAGCGAGCGCATTTGCATGCATGCCAGCTACATCGGTCAGGTTGAGCGGAGCGAGCACGCTCCCGGCCTCACTATGGCAGCCGATTTAGCGCGCGTCTTTGGCGTCAGCCTTGATTACATCGCTGGACTCACTGAGCACGAGTGCAACCCTTACGTGCAGCGGGGCCGAGCATGATTCACTACCACGGCTCCCCTATTACGCCCGCAACGGCCGCCGTGCGAGTTTATTCAGGCGGTCACGCGTTTGTTTCTTTCCGGCACCCTGAGCAGCTTGGCCTTGCAATTGATGTTGCTCAGACGTTCGCGGTCGACAACGGTGCTTTCAGTGCATGGCGCAGCGGGAATCCAGTGACTGACTGGCGACCATTCTATGAATGGGTTGCAGAACTGCATCGCTATCCATCTTTCGACTTTGCTGTCATCCCTGACGTAATTGATGGCGATGAAGCAGCAAACGATGCCCTGCTGGCCGAATGGCCGTGGCGCGAGCGCGCGCCGTGGATAGGCGCCCCTGTATGGCACTTGCACGAGAGTCTCGACCGACTCGATCGCCTAGCGTCCGCATGGCCGCGCATCTGTTTAGGCAGTTCCGGCGAATTTGCTTCGGTGGGATCACAAGCCTGGTATGTCCGCATGGCCGAAGCCATGGATGTTCTATGCGACAAGAGCGGCAGGCCAATTTGCAAGATTCATGGTCTCCGCATGCTTGACCCTGACGTATTCACGCGCTTTCCGTTCGCCAGCGCAGATAGCACAAACATCGGCCAGAACATCGGCATCGATAGCAAGTGGCGCGGACCTTACACACCAGCGACCAAGGAATCTCGCGCTCAAGTTATGCGAGACCGGATCGAAGCTCATCAGTCGCCGACATTTTGGATACGAGAACTGGCGCCGGTTCAAACAGGTTTTGCCCTGGAGGCAGCATGACAGACCATCCATTATCCGGCGTTGCACAGTTTCTAACGCTCCCCCTTCCGCCGTCGATCAATTCATATTGGAGGAAGTCGCCGCGGGGCATGTATATAACCCGCGAGGGAAAGGACTTCCGCCAGCGCGTCGCCGAGATCGTTGCCGAGCGCCAAGCCATCAAGTTCGGCGATGCGCGCCTGTGCGTGGCGATGCACGTCAGCATGCGAGATCGACGCGTGGCCGACATTGACAACCGCGTCAAGGCCGCGCTCGATGCGCTGACGCATGCTGGCGTCTACGACGACGACAGCCAGATCGACGAGCTATTCGTCGCGCGCGGCGACATTGTCAAGGGCGGCCGGTGCCAAGTCATGGTCATGGGGGCGTGATGGATAAGCAACTCTACCGCCTTGTGCATCCCACCGCGCGCCAGTTAGCGAGCCGCGCATGCATCCACGCGCCAGACGGCTTCATAGTCGAGATCAAGCCGCCGACGAAATCTAGCGATCAGCAGGCCAAGTATCACGCGATGTTCGCCGATGTCGCCGCTCAAGTTCCATTCATGGGATCAATGCGCGACCTTGAAACGTGGAAGCGCCTGCTCGTCGACGCGTTCGCGCGCGTGAAAGCGGCAGAAGGCGATCCGGTGCAAGGCGTCGGCGCGATCATCCCCAATCTCGACGGAACCGGCTTCGTGCAGCTTGGCGTGCAGACGCGCAAGTTCAGCAAGCGCCACGCGTCAGAGTTCATCGAATTCCTTTATGCCTTTGGCGCCGAAAACGATGTCAAGTGGAAAGACCCCGCTCCGGCCGGATATGAGGGACTGGCAGCATGACCGGCAAGCTCAATCCGAACAGCGTGCGCAACGACACGCGACGCAAGATTGTCGAACTGCTCGGACAGGAGCCGATGACTGCGATCGAGCTGCAAGCAATCGTCGGCATCGCTGAAACCGGCGTGCGTCGCCATCTGCGCATCTTGCGCACTCAGACGCCGAAGCAGGTCTACATCTGCGACTGGCACCGCATGGTCGGCAAGAGCGGCTTGTGGGGCGCCGTCTACGCTGCTGGCGACAAGCGCGACAAGCCGGAGCCGGATCGCACCGAGGCACGCCAACAGGCATCGGCTCGTCACTACCGCAAATATTCCGGCGTATTCAAGGCGCGTAGGAGTGCTTGCAATGGCCGCGCGCATCCGTTCGCCGGATTGCTGGAGTCGGCACGATGAAGCGCTCTGCATTGAAGTCAAGCGCATTCAAGCGCAAGCCCGGCGCGTCGTTCAGCAGCTTTCGCAGCGCGACGAAGGAACTGGAGCGCAAGCCGATGAAGAAGCGCGCGCGGAAGGCTGCGACAAAGGCTGAGCGCGAACACATGGGCGTCGTCGCGGGACTCTGCTGCGTAGTGTGCCGAAATCTTGGCTATGGCGATTCGCCGGCCGAGGTGCATCACGTCCGCTACCTCGCCGGCGGCGGCCAGCGCAGCAGCAATCTCGACACGATCCCGCTTTGCCCGCGGCATCACCGAATCGGTGGTTATGGCGTCGCAATCCATGCCGGCCAGGAGGAATGGGAGCGCCTATACGGAACCGAGGCGCAATTGCTCGAACAGACTCGCCGGGAGACCGGCATCACACAACCACAGATGGAGACGGTATGACCAGACCACAACGCTACGGCGCAAGCGCAATGCCCTGTGACTCGGGAATCTTCGTGATGCACGCGGAGTATGAAAAGGTGGTGGCGGAGCGCAACGCCGCACTGCTCGACGCTGAGAGATACCGGAAGTGGGTCAGCTACAGCGGATTCACCAAGGCTCACACTGATGCGACGCTCGACGCCATCGAGATCAACGAATACGCGACGAAGGATAAGGAGCAAGCATGATCGACATCGACAAACTGGAAGCGCTGGCGAAGGCGGCGACGCCGGGACCGTGGGAGGCTGTCGACTACGGCAGCTATGACGGTAAGGACGAAGGGTGGTATGTGGACACGTCCGCCGACAAGGCTGACATTGCACCGGATGCAGGCGGTATTCAGCCGAATCATTGGGACGCAGGCCGCGGCAGGCGCGACATGCAATTCATTGCCGCAACCAATCCGGTTGTAATCCTCGCCCTTATCGCCGAGGTGCGGGCGCTGCGGGAGTTCCATGGCTTCTTCCGCGATCGGTGCGAGGGGCTGTTCGCTCAGTTCGGGATGGACGCAGTGGACGCGTACAACGACGCGGCGCGAGGTGCCAAATGAGAAACATCGCCATCAGCAGTACACGCACCGCCGAGACCGTCGCTCACGAAGACATGATCGCGGCAATGGACCCTAACTACCAGTTCACGCTCGACGAGATATTCGCCCTGCTCAACGACCGCCCGCGCGCTGCTGTACGCGACACGCTGCATGCACTCGTCGCGAAAGGCGTCATCTGGCGCGACGCCACGACGTCACGCGTGCGCTATGCCCTGCTCGAAGGCGATGCACTGCGCGAAGCGATCGAACGAAAGACAAAACGGAGTGCATCGCCGGTCTGGATGCACCGCAATCTCATCGGATACGAGGCTGAACAGCGCCGCTTCCGCGATTTATGCATGAAAACACGAAATTAGGTATTGCGTTACAGATACTGTTGCGGTATCGTTACGCCAATAGCAGCACACACCAATAATCAACAACAAACGGAACGGAACCATGCTCTACACGAAATTTTCAGCATTATTACGCACGCCTGCGAACGCCATCATGGCCGCTCGTGTAAGCGCGTGCTCAGTCACTGCGCGCCGGGCGGCCGCCTCAAAGCGCCACATCGGAACCCGCACGGTGAAACAAGACCAACTTGCCCGCGCGCTCGCCCAGGCGACAGACGCATACCTGCGCTCTATCACGCCTACAAGTCAACTGACGCACAACCTGATCGCGGCAACTGCAGCCATCCTTGCGCGCGATAACCACGATCAGGTGAGCATTCGCATCGGCAACATACCCGCAATCACACGCAAGCCGATCCCAAGCGCGGCGGCAGCATAACGATTACCCCCGAACCGCGCAGACAGCGCGGCGTGCTTAGGGCGGCTAGGTCAGCGCCCGTTTTTTACAACTGTTCGGCTATGCCGGCGAGGAACCGATGGCCGCGTATTACAACGAGATCGACCCATACGCCGCGCAGTGGCTGCGCAACCTGATAGCCGCCGGTCACATTGCCGCCGGCGAAGTTGATGAACGGAGCATAGAGGATGTTCGACCAGACGACCTTCGCGGATTCACCCAGTGCCATTTCTTCGCCGGAATCGGTGTCTGGTCGTTCGCGCTTCGACTCGCCGGCTGGCCTGACGACCGACCTGTTTGGACCGGTTCCTGTCCGTGCCAACCTTTCAGCGCGGCAGGCAAAGGACTTGGGTTTGCTGACGAGCGGCACCTCTGGCCCGCGTGGCACTGGCTCATCCAGGAGCGCGCACCTGCAACCCTCTTTGGCGAGCAGGTTGCAAGCAAGGACGTCGACCCTTGGATCGACCTTGTTTTCGATGACCTGGAAGCCTTGGGTTACGCCTGCGGGGCGACACCTTTCCCGTCTGCGGGCGTCGGTGCTCCGCACATCCGCGACAGAACGTACTTCGTGGCCGACGCCGACCACGCGCGATCACAAGGACGGCAGCGAGTGCGCGAACGTGCCACTGAACGCTCTGCTGGGCCGGGTTGCGTGGTTGGCATCGTGGCCGACGCAAACGGTCGGCAACTCGATGGGATCGCAGTCATTCGAGGGATTGAGCGCGACGGGAAAGACGCCGGACGGTCGCAAGGTGGCGGTGAGCCTGAATCACGTAGCGACATTCGCGAGTTGGCCGACACCGAAAGTGACAGACACGAACGGCCCGGGCAACTCAGCGAATCGTCAGGGCGGCATGGCGCTTCACACAGCAGCGCAGTTGAGCCTGAACGGCCCAGCCCGACTAGCGGCTTCTGGCGAGTTGCTGACTGGCTGCTCTGCCGGGACGAAAAGTGGCGGCCAGTTAGACCCGGCTCATTCCCGCTGGCTGATGGGGCTCCCGCCCGAGTGGGACGACTGCGCGCCTACGGTAACGCGATCAACGCGCAAGCGGCAGCCGAGTTCATCCATGCCGCGCGCGAAGCAATCGAACAATAGGAACCCGACATGAATACCGATACAGACGCAGTAACAAGGCTGCTAAAGCGCGCAATCGATCTACTCGATACCGCACTGGGCGATAGCGATCCGATGATTGATGACGACATGCCTCAAGAGGAGATTGAGGCCGAATATCCGGTCATGTGCGCCATGCAAATCTTGACCAACCTTCTCACGATTCAGTGCACCCCCACCGCTCCCGCGCAATCGACTCGCGACGCGTGCCAGATCGACAACTTCTCAAGCCGCGCTTGCCGGTACGGAACGCGAAGCTGCATATCGGAGCACACCGCTCCCGCGCAGTCAGGCCAATGGTTTCATTGCTCACCGGCCCTGATAAAAGCTGGCGTAAGTTGCGCCAATACGCCGCGCCGAGCATGTGCATGCGATCCGGAGAACGTCGGTCACGATCACTTCATTGCGCATATCGCCGCTCCCGCGCAATCGTGCGGTGACGCCGAGCAAGCAGACGCTCCCATGACCGCGGTTGCGCCCGAAATCCAGCGTAACGCAATCGCGTTGCTGACCGCGCCAAAACTGCCGGATTGGTTCGACGCGTTCCTCACCAATGTCTGCGAGATTCCCGACCGCAATAGTCCTGATGACGAGCCCGATGCGATTGTTGCGACGCTCGAAGAATTGCGCGAATGCGCTCTGAATGCGATCGCCAACGCGCCATTCGATGAATCGGCATCGTGCGATGTCGAGGCGGCTGCACTTCGGGCGTTCGATCACGCGACCAAAGACGGATTCTCGCGAGACTTGGAAAGCTACTGCGCAGGCTATATCGACCGGCATTACGCCCTTCCTTGCGCCGCCGAGCAAGCAGACGAGGCGGTGACGGCTTCATGGATCAATGGTGTCGCTATCGAACTGTGGAAAACCGCAGACGTCGCCGGCTTCGATGATTTCAAACTGGCTGTCGGCGGCTTTCTTCGAGCCACGGCCGATGCCGCGCGCGCAAAGGACAGCAAATGACCACGACAAATCACACTTCGCCCGCGCTCACCGATGAGCAGATTCGCAACATCGAGAACGACCAGGCGAAGATGCCCGGCGTTACCCGCGAAAATCTGACGGCGCGAACCGTACGCGCGGCCCTGATTGCGCAGCATGGATTCTGCCTCGACGAAGATCAGTGCACATGCGCACGCGAAATTGGCTACCGAGTGTGCCAGCCAAGCAACCGCACTTCGCTGAGCGGTGAGGACGCCGCAAATGTGGCGATTGGGGAGCGGGAAGCGCTGCTGGCCGATTACATCGAATTGAACATGAGCAATTACGGCCCGGATGACGTTGACCGGCTGAACGCATGGGCAATCGAGGCTTACGACTTCATAAGCCGCGCCGCACTTACCGCCGAAAAGGTGGCGGGGCAAGAGCCAGTGACGGGTGAGCTTCAGGCGTTCGAAGCATGGTTCAGGACTTCCGGCTTCTGGAATAACGCGATTACGGAAAAGGCTTGGCGTGCGGCGTGCACGTGGATGCGTGAATTGAATGCGACTATGTGCGAGGACGTCATGGAGCAAAGCCGCAATTCACTATTTCGGAGCGCCGCGAAGGTGTGCGCGGGACTCATACGCTCCGGGAGAAAGGCGCAATGCGACTTGCCGCCAGAAGGATGGTACTGCACGCGTGATAAAGGCCATGAAGGACCATGTGCAGCGTATGCAACCGAGCAACAGCCCGCGCAATCTGCCGAGCAGGACGAGTTGCTGCTTGCGGCGAAAGAAGTATTGGCGAACGGGCACCAACACGACGTTGGCGGCGGCGACGTGTTTGTTGGCACATGCGAGGCTGCGGAACGGCTTCAGCGCGCTGTAGACGCCCGCGCCGCATCAACTTCCGCCAATGTGGCGCAGGGTGCGGCTATTCAAGACGAGCAGGCACTGCGCGCGCGCATCTGTCGAGCACTAGCCATTAAAGGAAATCTATCTGACGACGAGATTGTCACCGCTGCCGAATTGCATCACTACGAATTCACGCGCTTATTTACTGCTGCGACCTCTCGCGCGTCCGATCTCGTGGCGCTGATGGCCCCGCCAGCACAGACACCGCTAACCGATGATGCGCGCAGTCACTGGAACCCGATCTACAACACCGACCCGGTGCAACGCGCGTGCGGCGAGTTGCCCGAAGGATGGGAGATCGAGATAACGCTAGAACAGGGCGCAGGCTGCGTGTATCTGATCGACCCGACCGGCGAACGGACCGACATCGACAGCGCAGACAAATTCGACTGGACGATCCACGAAGCTATCGACGCCGCCCTGACCACCTCTCAATCAGCAAGCGGAGGGAAATCGTGAGCAAACTTGAATTGCCAACGCCGCGGTGCACATACGCAGACCACTCATATCCGGCCTACTCGAAACAGCAGATGCTCGACTTTGCAGAGGCATCCCGCCGCGCAGCGCTTGAGGAAGCGGCCAAGATCTGCGACGAGTCAGCGGCAGCATGGGACGAGACCGCGAAAGGCAACTACGACGGCACATACGACAGCAAGGCAGATGCAGCGCGCGAATGCGCTACCGACATCCGCGCCCTCGCCACGGAGACAAATAATGGTTGAAGACCTGAAACTGATAAAGCGCCTGCGTGACGCCGCTGACGCTGATGAAGTAGCGGCCGAAGAACTCGATCCCATGCATTACACGGCTGACGATCCCGAGGACATTATTGCGGGCCTTGAATTCAGGGCACGTGAGCGCCGAGAGTGCGCCGACATGATCGAACAGCAAGCCGCCCGCCTAACCGCCCTTGAGTCCGAGCACGACGCTCTACTCGCGGCAGCAGGGAAAGAGGCGGTGATGCCATTGTCTGACAAGCGGATATGGGGAATTGCTGAGGACGTTTGGCGCCGCAGAAAGGTCAGGTCGGATCGCGAGTTTGAACTTCAATTCGCCCACGAAGTAATAGCCGCTGCGCTTTACGAAATCCGCGCTGCATTCACCGACGAGAAAGGCCCGGAATTTTCCGATGGGCCTGACTCTGACGGCTTTAGCGGCCCCCGTCCGTGGAACGGCTTCAATGGGGCTGGGCGAATCGAGCAAGAACATAGCGACGCGTTGGCAGGCGACATCAATCCGAGGGGAAAGCAATGAGCCGAGATATTAAGCAACTCCAAGCGTTGTTTCTTACCGATCCTGATGGGGGCTCTATGGAGATCAGTAGTGATCTGCGCGACGCAGGCAATGGAGACAACTCCATGCAGTTCACCGTCACGAATCCAGAAACAGGCAGGAGGTTCGCAATCACCTTCGGAATAGCAGAACTGGCCTCGGAAAGCTTGAAGGTCCCCACCGCCGCTCTTGAAAAGGGAGACGGGCGGGATGCGTGGCTACTGACGCTTTACGAATTGCTGATGCAGCAAAACATCGTGACAAGCGGCGAATCGTATCTGTCGCTAAGGTGCGTTGGTGTGCCGCCGACCGAAGCAGAGTTCGCCACGGCGGTTCAGCGGGCCATCGACGCCGCCCTGTCACAGAAAGCGGGAGAGCAGCAGTGATTGAAGCAGCAGCAAAGCGGGTCATCGAGTTGACCCGCGCAAACTGGAAAGTCTGATATGCCAAGCAACCGCAAACCGCGCAAGGCCCGCAAGTTAGTGACGCCCAAAGACATTGTGTCGACGCTATTCAACGCAGATGATCCGATGCAAGGCGAGGAAAAATTGGAGGTGCTGACAAGCGTT